CAATTATAATGCTAGTGCAAGCATTGAGTTTGGTGCGCTACAGACGAAGAGTCCTTGGCTTGCAGCTGCTGCCGCAATTGAGGGGCTCGAAGGGTTATGGAATACAGCGAACACGGAGAATCATAGTGTCCTTGTCTGGAAGCACGTGGATGACGATAATGCTGAGGCGGTGATACCACCGCCTCAGAAGATTGAGCCTCCGAATGCAAGCCCGGCTTTCGAGACCGGGATGCAGACTGCGTTCATGCAGATGATGATGACCTCTGGGCAATATGCTAATCAGCAGGGGCAGATGGGAAATGAAAGAACCGGGACTGCGATTAAAGAGAGGCTCCAGGAAGGGGAGAGTGCTACTTATCATTTCACTGATAATTACGAGGACGCCTTGGTTTATACATATCAGCAGATCATCGACCTCATACCGAAGATATATGATACTAGGAGGGTCAAACATATCCTCGCCGACGATGGGATTGAGATGGAGATTGAACTCGATCCGGGAGCGCAGCAGCCGTATATGCAGCAGGTGGATAGAGAGAATCGTATTATTCGCAGAGTCCTCAATCCTACTATGGGTACGTATGAGGTCGCGGCCTCCGTTGGACCCAATGTGGAAAGCAAACGGCAGGAAGCGGTTCAAGACCTCACTCAGATTCTTACCGAGGCTCCTGCTCTCACTGCTATTATTGGGGATATTCTACTTCGGAACATGGATTTTGATGATGCTCAGGAAGCTGCGATGCGTCTTCGCCGGCTGGTCCCACCGCAGGCACTTGGTCAAGGCCCCTCCCAGAATGAGCAAGCATTGATGCAGCAAGTGCAGCAGTTGCAGACCAACCTTGCCAAGGCCCTCGAACAGCATGGGAAGGACGCGATTAAGCTGAGTGGCAAGGACCAGATGAGAGACATTGATGTGTACGGGGCTGAGACAGACCGGATTAAGGCCCTCTCCCAGATTGTCCAGGCCTCTGACCCTGAGAGCATGCGGCCTATCATCGAGCAGCTGGTAAGTGATGCCTTGGAGACCAACCTCATGCCGATCTTGAAGGCGAATATACAAGGGGAGGGGAGTGGGCCGGTGGCGGAACAGAGTGGAGCGGCTGGGGGAGCGGCAGCGCCGCCGATGGAAGGGGCGAGGCAGGGGCAGGATGGGGAGTGGTATATCCTTGACCCGACTAGGCAGACAAGGTACCTGCGGATTGGGCCCTTGGCGCAGGAGAGGACGCCGCCGGGGACGGCGAGGGTGGGCTCGTAGGAGGCTGAGATGGGATACTCTGAGGGTAATGGGTTGATGCCGGGGGTTAATTTAGCTTCTGCGTTAGTAGGTGGCTCTCCTATGGAAGCCCCTAATGAATTGGTGACTCCGCCAGTGTCCTCTGTTCCCTCCTTTGAGATGAATGATGTTTCACAGGACGCGCAGCTGAAGAATAATGGATATTTTGCTTCTAATCCAACTGGGATGATTATTCATCATACAAGTAGTAATAATGGAGATATTAATGCGTTGATTAGCGAGTTTAGGAAAAGTGGGCTTGGAAGCCAGTTTGCGATTGGGAGGGATGGAAAGATTTATCAGCTCTATCCAAATGGAGCTATTGGGCATCATATAATGGCAGGGTTTCCAGGCTCGGTAGGGGAGGGGAGGTCGAATAGTAATATGGAGGGGGTGGAGATTATGGCTGCCTCGGATAAGGATGTGTTGCCGGTGCAGGCAGAGGCAGCGGCGAGGTTGGTTGCAGCTAGGAGTAGGATGTGGGGATGGAATCCTAATGGGAATGTGTTTGGGCATGGAGAGGTTAACCCAGGGCATAAGGAAGCTGATGAGGGAATGACTGTTGTTAATGGGATTCGGAATGGGACACTTGCTTTGCCAGATTATAGTCAGACAATTCCAACTATGGCTATGCAGGATGGGAGGGCTGTGAGGTCGGCGACCGTACCTAGGCAGATAGCTTCTGTCCCGCTTGCTTCGGATGCACAGAATCAACTATCACCAGGAGTCTCTACCTCTACAGCTGCACCTATTAATGTTCCAGCAGGTCTGGCGCCGCTTATCAACTATTGGGCTGATTATCATGGACTTGATAGGGACATCTTTGCAAGGATGATTAATAGGGAGTCAAGCTTCAATCAGAATGCACCAGGAGGGGGGCTGGGGCAGCTTATTCCTGGGACTGCGGCACATGTAGGGGTGAAAGATCCGTATGATGTAAGTGAGAATTTAAGGGGGTCGGCGCAATATCTGCGGGAGATGTTGGATCACCCGAGGTCGAAGGGAGATTATAGAGTTGCGCTGCAGATGTATAATAGGGGGCCTGATGGGGTGTTGGATAATCCGAAGTATGCTTCGGATATATTGGGTGGGGGAGGGGGAGTAGTTGCACAGAATGCAGCCCAGCAATCGGCTGGGAGGCCGTATGCAGCGGAGGGAGCCCTTTCTATTCCGCCCTCAACAAGCACGGTGCTGCCACCTGCTGCTGCTAATGCTCCAAGACCGGATGCTCCAGCATCCGGTCGGGGGCCGTATACGCCGATGCCGGAGGCGAAGAGTCCGTTGGATGATCCGGCGTTCAAGAGGGCACTTATGCTCTCCATGATTGGGAATGCTATGAAGGGGATGACTTTTGCGCCGGTGCGGAGCGGGTATGATCCGTTTAAGGTGCAGAAGGCTGCGGAGCCGCCGCCGGTGCATTATACGGCGTCTATTGGATCGGCAGGGAGGCTGGGTGCGGGGATTGAAGGGGCGTATAGGCCTATGCAATCCCCGGCGAGCCCGGCAAGGGCGGCAAGTCCGGAGTCGGTGAGGCCAACGAGGGCCTCGAAGAGGGTTGAAGGGTCGGCATGACCGAGACGAATGATCTTATAAGCCCTGGAGATGTCCCGACACGTATTCCGGGCTCTAGAAGCCTGCCTGGCTCTGCTCTTGCAAAGCAAGCTTTGGGGAACCTGTTGTGGCGTGGGGCGCAGGACTTCTATGAGGGGGTTGTTAAGCCGCCAGGGCAGATCTTGGAAGGAAGCCTCGTCCCGAGTATGGAGCCAGGGCCGAACATGCTTTCCATACCTGAGTATGCGTCGAGCTTGGCTCTCTCAGGCTTCGGTGCGGGGAATTTACTGGGAGGGGCTGGGACGGGAGCGGCAAGGCAGTTTGGGGCTTGGCATGGAACGGGGGCACCTCTCTTTCGGGAGTTCAGTGATGATTTCTTGAGAAGTGGTGAAGGGCATATGACCTATGGTCATGGGCATTATGTTGCACAAGCGGAAGGTACTTCAAAGAGTTATCAGCGTGGGGGTGGCACGCAGTTGATGGTAGGAGACAGGCCTTGGGATTTCGCGGACCATTTAGATGCAGATCATCCAATTAATATTGCTAGGGATACCTTAGTTGATAGCGGTATGGATGTAGATAAGGCAATTAGACTCCTACAGAAGGATGCAGAGCCTTATAGAAATATGCCTGGTTCAACATATGCTCAGGATAATGATGCAGCGATTAAGTTCTTACAGGATAATAGGCATCAGATAAGGGAGGAGCCAGTTGGAGGGATGCTGCATATTAATGTGGTGCCAGAGGAGCATGAGTTTCTGGATTGGGATTTGCCATTCTCGAAGCAGAGCCCGCAAGTGCAACAGAGGTTGATAGATGCAGATCTTGCTCCAAGAGGAATTATAGATAAAAGGGTTGGCGGGGGTTGGAGTGGCGAACGTACTGGAGAGGAGATATACAGGGATATATTTGAACGGCATCAAAGAGAGGGAATGCCATGGGATGATGCGTGGGAGCAGACTTCGAGGGATTTGCAAGAGGCGGGGATACCGGGGAATAAGTATTTGGATCAGCAGTCTCGGAATTTGCCGCCGGATTATAGGATAAATCATAAGAGTGGAAGCTTTGATAGTGCTCCAATAGATGAGAATTATGGAATTAATCTGGGACAGCATCACATAGGGAATTTGAAGTTTAGTCAGGGTACTCCTATTGATACAGCTTTGGATGAGATTAAGGGTAAATTGAAGGCAGATATAGAAAGCGACACTGCGTTTATGGGGGAGCATTACAAGGAGTTAAGAGATAAATATGGGTATATCCAGGAAGATATAGATCGAGTTAAAGCCAGTGGGACGTTTGCAAAGACTGAAGCTACTGTAGAGGCAAATAAGAAGTTGCTTGATTGGATTGATAAGGAACATGGAGTTGGTAATCTTGAATTGAAGGATAGGCGGACGAGGAATTTTGTAGTATTCGATCCAAAGAACCTCGAGATTCGAACTTGGAATGGGAGGCGGCTGGAGCCGGTTGAGGGTGATCCGTTTGGAGGGCAGTGATGACGGAGCAAAGGACGGGGCAGAGGGTCTGTCATGCAAAGGTGATGGAGATTGCGAAGGCGGCGGCGGGGGAGCTGTATGAAAGCATGATGGGGAATGATAGCTTTTATAAGCTATGGAAGAAGCAGAATCCAGGAGCCTCGGATAAGCAGCTCGTTCAACGCTTCATTGATAAGAATTGGGGTTCTTGCTTGGAATTCGCGCGGGCGACGCTGACTGAGATGTTGAGAAGGCCGGATGTGGCGGAGGAGATGAAGGATGAGATCATGGTGATACTGGAACAGGATTATACGCTGCGGCATCGACGGGTGGCGAGCCCACCATTTCGCCCCGTTCATTAGTGTGGGGATTGACATATACACCAAACTGTGGTACAGCAGTTGGATTAATTCGCGGTGGCGATGATGGCTGGAACGGAACAAGATACAGGGCAGAGCCCTGGTGAAGTGCAGGAGCCGGGGAGTGCGCCAGCGGCCCCCGTTGAGAACCCGGCGAACGAAACCCCTCCTAGTCCCCCGGGAGGTCCGGCTCCTGCTCCGGATGCACCCCAACCTGAGCCTGCTGCGGCTCCAAGGACCGATTGGAAGGACCGCCGCATAGGCGAGTTAACTGCTAGGACCAGGGAACTTCGGGCAGAGCTGGAGAGATTGAGGGCGGGGCAACCGGCTCAGAATGGGGCGGCCTCCCAGCCGAGGATGCCGAATGGGCAGTATGGGGCAATGCCGCCTGATCAGGGGGAGATTAATAGACAGATTGAAGAGCTGGCTAATATTAAGGCGGCGAATCAAGAGTTCAACCGGCGGTGTAATGAGGTGGCGGAGGTTGGGAGGAGAGCTTATCCTGACTTCGACCTCCAGGTGAGCCGGCTTGTGGGGCTGGTGGACTCGAATGATCCGCAGGGAGTGCAAGGGTATAATGCATTCCTCAATGCTGCGCTTGAGACTGGGGAGGCCTCCAAGATTATCCATGCGCTGGGTGGGGATCTCAATGAAGCAAGTCGCATCCTTAGCTTGAATCCCGTTCGGATGGCGGTTGAGCTGACGAGGATGGCAGAGAAGCCGGTTAGGGAATTGAGTTCGGCGCCGAGGCCTCTGAACCCTGCTGCAACGAATGGACAGGCACAGAGGACAAGTGCGAGTCCGGATGACCCAGGCTCGGATAATATGAGCACGGCGGAGTGGATGCGCAGACGGGAGGAGCAACTGCAAACGCGGAATACGAGGCGATGATAAGCCAGGGCGAACTCCGGAACCAACTGGAATACGACCAGGATAGTGGGTTCTGGCGTTGGAGGGAGCCATTTGCTTCAAGAGTGAATGCAAAGAAAGGTTGGTTTGCTGGCTCGCCTATGCCACAAGGATACTTGCAGATTAGAGTTGATGGCGTACTTTATTATGCCCATACACTTGCTTGGCTTTATGTTTATGGTGTTTGGCCTGGAAGGTTGGATCACAAGAATAGAAAGAAGGATGAGAATTGGATTGATAATCTGAGACCAGCAACGAGGTCGCAGAATAAGATTAATGCAGAGTTGCATATTAATAATACCTCTGGACATAAGGGTGTCAATTTTATAACTGGATTATGGTATGGGAATATAACGAAGGATGGAAATAGAACTTTTAGCAAGGGCTTCAAGACTAAAGAAGAAGCTATTGCTTGGAGGCAGAGAATAGAGAAAGAATTGTTTGGTGAATTTGCAGGGAAGATCGTCTCCTTGGATCGGAAACAAGGATGTTGAGTCCCAATCCTCATAATGATTGGTGTTTGGCTCCCAGCGCTTGGCTGGTGCTCACCTCTCCCGACGGTTGTAAAGTCGAGAATCAACCGTCCAAATTAGGAGGCCAGGGTGCCAAATCAATTACTGACGATTGGTCAAACAGTCGCCTAGTCCAGCAATGGACTAGTGAAGAACCCGGTGAATTCAGGGGAAGTCTCACGCAGACAATCCTGAGCCAAGCCTCTCTTGAGAGAGAGGGGAAGGTGCATCGACTAGGGAGCAGTCCCGTAGGGCCAAGCGGCCCGAAGCGCCGGGCACCCCACAGGGGTGATGAGATAGTCAGCTCTGTATGGCGACATACAGCGGCCCGAGATGTAAGGGCGGTTCCGAATTCGCGACTCGGAATGAACACGAGGCAATATGATCACGAGAGAGGCAGTTCGTCTTTGGAAGAATTCGAATGCCTTTCTACAAAATGTGGATTAATGCTGGTCCACACTAAACCAGGTGAACTCAGGGAACAGCCAGACCGGCCAATCCTGATCCAAGCCTCGCTTCTTTGGAGTGAGGAAGGAGCAACGACTATCCCGAAAGGGAGTAGGGCCAAGCGGTCCGAAGCGCCTGGGGCTTGCATTGCAAGTCATGATATAGTCTCACCTGCATGGGAACATGCAGCAGCCTGAAAGGGCGGGGCCGCAGTAGCGAAGCGGCTTGAAGATAGTGATGCAATACGACGACTCCTTCGCCGTGACAGGGGCGAAGATCGGGTCTTCTTTGCGTATCAGGCTGCCGAACGACTTCACAGTGACGACTGGGCCTGCGCTGAATGTCCAGGATACGGCGGAGCAATCAACCACCTTGGTCCTGGCCACCCAGAAACATGTGGACGTGGCTTTCAGTCTTGCTGATCGTACTCTTTCTCTTGATGATTATTCCCGGCGTATTCTTGCTCCCATGGTTAACAACCTGGCGGGGCAGGTGGCCGTAGATCTGATTGGAGGCGGGGAAGGTGGGATTTGCAACATCACGGCGAATATCGACTCTGGTGGGAATATTATTGCTCCTATTGCCAGTACTTATTTACGAGCTGGGGCTACTCTGCGGAATAATTCGAGCCCGGTGGCGAATTGGAAGATTGTGAACAGCCCGGATACTGAGGCCTCTGTTGTCGCATCCTTGTCCGGCCTCCTCAACCCTGCTCCGGAGATCTCAAGGCAGTACATAACTGGTCGGATGTATGATGCCTTGGGGTTCATTTGGATGGCTGATCAGACGGTTATTAGCCATACGAATGGAGGCTTGGCTCCAGGATCGGCGACGGTCAACGGGGCTGGGCAGACGGGCCTCAGTTTGACGGTGAATGCACTTGCCGGCTCCTTGAATATGGGAGACATTATTACCATTGGCGGGGTGCATGCAGTTAACCGGATTACTAAGCAGAGCTATGGGAGGCTTAGAACTTTCGCTGTGACGGCGAATGTACCGGTTGGAGCGACAAGCATCCCTATCTATCCTGCAATTGTGCCGCAACTGGCACCGGGTATTCCGCAGCAGTATCAGACTGTTGATGTAAGCCCAGCAGGTGGGGCGGCGGTTGATCCGGCGCTGGCGATGCCAGCCTCGACCTCTTATACGAAGAATTTCGCGTATGCACCAGAAGCAGTCACCTTGGCCACAGCTGATCTTGAAATGCCCCGTAATGTACACGAGGCAGCCAGAGAAGAGTTCGACGGGGTATCCATGCGGATGGTCACAGACTACTTCATCGGAACCGACCAGCTTATCACCCGTCTGGATGTCCTCTATGGGTATCTGTGGATTAGACCAGAATGGGCGTGTGTGGTTGCTGACCAAGTATATCAATAGGGGTGATGGTGGCGACGAAGTGGGATAGGGATGTTATGGCTGAGGATGGCGGGTTTGACCATCAAAAGGTGTGTGTGTCACTTACCATTATGAGGGGTAAGAGGGTGAACTGGAGACAACGCATCATAACGGATTGGCCGAATGATCCTCAAAGGTCGCATAAATGTCGGGAGGCTTTGAAGCAGATTGAAGAGGGGTTGCTCCAACTCGCCAGTCTGGGCCATCCTCTTCATGTGGAGGAGGGGTATACCCCTCCTCCTAAGCCTGAGTGGCCCAAAGCTATGTTCCACATCTATCAAGGCGCTAAGGTGTTTGGCTGTGAAGCAGATCTCGAGGAGGCCGGTGCGGACTGGTATCCCACGATGGAAGAGGCAAGACACGCGGCAGGAGTTACCAAGCAGAATCAGCGTGGAGGCATCTTTACTAAAGCATTACCGGCAATCCTCCCTTGGTTTACCTCGGAAAGTGTTGATCAAAAGGCTATTAATGCAGAGGCAAACAGAGTAGCGCTCGCTGCGAAGAGACAGTTTATTGCTGATATGCGGGCGCAACATAGGGCGAAGACTGAGAATGGACTGGTGAAGGATATGCCTGAGGAGAAGAGAAATGCTAGGGAAATCTAGTACTCCTTGGGAGCAGGTCTATCTAACTACGCATGAGAAGCTGGAGAGGACGGCTGTACCTGGAGGGTGGGTTTATAGAAGCTGGATACTTTGGGGAAGTGATGCATCGGTGCCGCAGTTCGCGATGGTTTTTGTGCCAACCAATGTTCAACCTGCTCCGGTGAATATTGATGTGCCGTATGTGGCTGGAGATGGAGTAGTGGGGACTACTCTCCAATGCACTACGGGGAATTGGGATAATATCCCTACTTCTTATAGCTATCAATGGAAGAGTGATACAGATAACGTGGGGATTGGAGCTAATACTTATATTGTGGTTGATGGGGACTTGGGAAAGACGATAACTTGTGTTGTGACAGCGAATAATGCGGGAGGGCAGACAACTGCTCCACCGAGCAATGGTGTTCAGATTGTTAGTAGGAGATAAGAGTGCCTTCGAAGAGCCAGGCACAGCAGAAGTTCATGGGGGCGGACCTTGCAAGGGCGCGGGCTGGGAAGAAGACGAGGACGGGGATGAGTGAAAGCCAATTGGAGGACTTTGCAAGCACGAAGAGGAAGGGGCTTCCTAAGAAGGTAAAGCAGAGGGGGAAAAAGTGAGCGACTGCAAGGAGCGAACGGATGGCTAATGCAAGAAGGACGAGGTTCACAATCTTCGATGTGATGGAGGCGAATGGGGTATTCGACGATAACCCGGCCAACGCATCCTCAGCTGAATATAAGGGTCCGCTGCCGTACCCGAAGATGTTTTACCATCCCGAGGGGCGAGAGCGGATTATTCAGCGCGCGGAGATTATCGCGACTCCTATGGGGCCTGAACGGGTGGGGGAACTGAAGCAGATAATAAGCCGGGTTGCGGCAGATGCGGATGAGGAAGCGGCGCTGAGGCA